AACAACAGACCGTTGAACTTCAAACCAATCTGTCCCAACCCGGAAAAGAACTGTAGGAATATTGGCATCGAGAATAATATCCTCATTGTTTTTTGTTTGAATATTTCCGGTAGCATCTTTCAAAGTAACCACCCGGGCCGCGTTTGCAAGTCTCAGAAATAGCATTGTTCCATCAGCCACACCAGCAACGGTGATCGTATCCAGATCATCGGTTGCCGCGTCCGCCTCGGTGTCAATTGTATGATGTGAGGTCAAAGCATCCACAGAACCGGCTAAAATGGTCAATTCGGTTGCTGCAAAGGAAAGATCTCCAATCATATTGACATCAACAAATGCTACAGGATTACCCCAGAAAAGCGGAGAAGTGAGAGGATCATTATTCAAGTTAGGGGTCTGAAGTGATCTGAATATCAAACCATTACTTGCCTTGGCAATATCATCAATACCATAGGTAACATTTACATTGAAAGTTCTTATAAATTCCAATCTTTCCCAAAAAGTGGGTGATACCAAAGGGTCATTGCCCTGATTGTTATTCTGTAATGATCTATATATTTGACCATCAGAGGCTACCACAATCGCGCCATCTTCATATTCGGTCAGAGTATTAAAATCATCGAAAGCCGCACCACTCCCGAATTGCCCAACACCATCCAGATCAAATCTTTGCTGCTGACCTGTGCCAGGATCAAAGGTTAGAATTGCCCGAGCCGTACCCGCATAAAATACATTAGGCAATGAGCCATCGGCATTTAAAAGAACGGGATTAGGATTTTTATTTTTTTCATTGACATCGGCAAATGTATCTTTTCGGATTAAGGTTCCGTTTTCAAAGAAGTTCATTTCTGCTTTGAGCAGAGGTTTGCCAGAAGTATCCAGAAATTGAGGGCGGGGATTGATAAATCTATTGGTCATTGTGTTTCCTAATTAAATATCCATACGCCAATATATAATATGCATAATATTAAAGCCAAATTATCAAATGTTTTATTGTCCAGCACCCGCAACCCCCGCACTTCTTACAATAGCCTGCACTGCTCTTTCATCATCACCTATACGTGACAATGCTTGTGCTACACCACGTATTTGTCCTTCAGATTTCCCAGAACGAACCATTGCGCCCAATATTCGCGCATTCCTGGCCTGTAATGCTTCTGCCGCCACCCTTGAACCAATAGCCGCAGTTTGACCGGCCACAATGCCCGGAACGCCGCCAGCAATACCGCCAGCCGCAACACCCGCAGCGCCCCCAACGACATTGGGAATGGCCCTGTTAACGCTGAAACCAAGTTTACCAATTGATCTTAATGCATTTGAGGTATTTGTTCCCCTGACGATTGCCTTCATTGCTTTTTTCTCCGCCTCAGAGAATCCCCTTACTTTTTTGGGATTTGTAAGAATTTTGCGCAATTCAACTCTTAATCCCTGATCTATGCCAGATACATTTTCTTTTGCTCTTTCAATGGCCCCTGCAATCAATTCAGACCTTCGCACCCGTCCCCATAATTGACGGGCCTCTTTTGCTGTTGCCCCTAAAACTGAACTTCCAGATTCAACAAATTCATCTATTTCACTAATTATCATTGATCCTAATCGTCTCTCTGCTGGATCAAGCGCGCTAGCGGCTATCCCGGCAATTCTTCTTAGTTCGTCCATTCCTCTAAAATCAGGTGTAGTACCTTTTTGATCTGTGATTTCTTTTAAAACAGCTATTGTTTTATCTGTTAAACCTGGTCGCGCCCCTTGTTCTAAAATTCTTTCATTCAAGCCATCAGCAAATTCTATAAATTCTTGTTCTTTAAATTTGACACCAGATTTTCTAGCACTATTGTATAATGCCGAAACCTTTTCTCTTAATTGTGTCAAGGTTGGTGATTTGGCTAATAAGTCAATACCCTTTACAAAATTTGCAACACCGCCAGCAATGCTTTGAACGCCTTTTGCCAGAATCCTGCCGCCCAAACCAAACGCGGCACCTTCGATTATCCCTTGAAAAATATCAGTCCCCTCTCCTGTGGCAAAACCAGCACCAATAGTGGCACCCTCAAGTGATGCCGCTGTTAATTGGCCTGCCGCAGTTCTACCACCAAACCTTGTTAAGGTTGCTCCCGGTGCTGCAAATAAAGTAGCCAAACTCCCGCCCACTTCTGCGGTTGTTGCTATTACAGGATTTGCTTGCTTAAAGACTTCATTTTGTGCTCTTTCTGCTGTCAAGGCTTCATCAAACCGTTGTTCAAATGTCCCTTCAAAATTGCCGATATCAAAAAGTCCAGCGCCTGGTTTTCTACCCAAGATAGCCGCTTCGCCTGCCGTTAAAATAGGGCCAATACCAAAAACAGCTCCTTTAGTAAAAGCATCCAATACACCGCCGCCTATATCTTGAGGAGGAATTGGGGCTTCAATCGGCTCCTCAACAGGTGATACAATATCCGGTTGTGCTTCTTCTCGAAGTCGGGCCTGCCTCTCAAATTCGCTTTCTGGAATGACAGGTTCTTCTGGTATGGCGGGTACTGGTAATGGGGGCGCCCCTGCAAGTTGCCTTCTGACAGTATTATCAATAACGCTATCGGGCGTTCCTTCTGGAAAGCTTAGTATAGTACCATCTGGTAACTGTGCCTGAATATCAACCATCAATCCGGTTTCCTTGAGCGTCAAATCTAATGATGTTTTGACCTGGGGCCGGGGTAGGCTGACCTGGGGTCGGAGTGGGAGCCGGTATTACCGCAGATGGATTAAAGACGTTGGAAAGTGCCTCATCCGTTAAATCAAAACGGCCCTCTTGGAAGTCAAGAATTTGTTCAATAGCAGAATCATCTCCAGCACGTCCCGCAGCTCTTAAACCTCTATCAGAAGCACCTTGAATAAGCACTAAGGCTTGACGAAGAAGTCTTTTGTTGCTTACGGGTGATTTACCAAAACCCGCAGACATTCTTTCTAAACGCGCACCTTCACGCTCTGTAAAAGCAGCACCAAAAGTTTCTCGGAGTTGCCCTAATACGGCACGACCTAAATTTGCAGAAAGTTCACCTTCATCCGCGCCTTCAATTCCAAATAATTCTTTAGCCCTCAACCTTACAGCATCAATTCCACCAGTTTCGACCCTCTCAAGCAATTGGAGACCTCTACGGAGAATAGGAATGCCCTGAACCGCTTCTACACCTTCATTAATAGTTTTTTGAGTACGCCTAGCCTCTGCCGACCCAGTTGCTCTAGCGGCACTAGACGCTTGAGCTAAAGTAACCCCTCTATCCTCAGCATCTTTAACAATTCTTAATTCTTCCCCGGAAACTTTACGAACCTCTGTTGTGCCATCTTTAAAGGTAATCTGGGTAACGCCCCCTGGAAGAATTTTAGAGGATTGAACAGTTTTAGTTGTTTTTAGATCAGAAACAGATAATCCCTTAATTTCCCGAGCTTCTACTTCTCCGCCTGGTGTTTGAAATAGTGCCTTCCCGCCTTGAATGTCGATAAACTTGTCTTCTCGTGCTTCACGAAGTTTGATTATACCTCGATCAGCAGCACTTTGCAGTCCCGCATCAACTTGAGCATTCAGGGCATTGAAAGCGTTTCGATCACCCGCAATTGCCGCATCAGCAAGGCTTAGAAGGCCTTGCGTATCTCCGGGATCGCCCCCCAATTCCTGGATCATCCCAACACGCTCTTGGGCAAGATCTCGAACACCCTGAAGATTACCAGCATCAAGAAGACGCCTTGCACGGCGTAGGTCTTCGGCAGCGGCCTGTAGACGTTCCTTGGAAAGCGTACGCTCTTCTTGTCTTTGTCCTGCAAGGAATTGCGGACCCCGGCCTTGAACACCAGCACCAAAGCCCTGCAAACCACGTCCTATTCTTTGCAAAGTGCTTGGTTGTTCTGCTGGTCGTTGAAATATATCAACCATTTAAAATACCTTTCCATAATCAACCCGCAGATATGGACCATCAATAACGGCTTCAGGTATGATTTTTTTGATTTCCTGGGCAATCACGCCAAAGCCTGACAACTGACCTGTTATTTTGCGGCCAATTTCATTCCAATCCCAAATATATAGATTGATGCCTTTATTGGTTTGTCCTACTTTTGTGATATTTTTCTTCAATCGAATATCAGAAGCCGCAATAGCGGTCCCAATGCCGCCGGCGGCTTGTCCAATGCCCGCAAGAATACCCTGTTTAGGTTGTAATCCCGGAAGGCCCGGCAAAGCGGCCTGCTGTGAGGCGGAACCGGTCGCGATATTGGCCAATAAGGTTGCTAATTGCTGTTGTGATGCTTGGCCAGCTCCACCAGCCGCGGCTAGAATATTCGCAAGACTTCCGGTTCCCTGCCCAAGAATATTAGAAACGCCCAAACCCTGACCACTGAGCAGATTAGCAAGTGCGCTTCCCGTGGCACCCGCGGCACCGGCTATGCCTTCGCCGGCCCTTGTGCGGCCACCTGCCAATGCCTGACCGGTTCCAAGAATGGCTTGTCCGCCAAATTCTCCGGCCCGTTGTGCAAGCCCCGCACCAAATTGACCAAGACCAGAAGTAATGCCTGCTTGTTGACCTCGTAATTGACCCGTTAAACCCGCAAGTTGACCGCCTGCTTGCCGTGCGCCTGCGGCCTGTTGACCAAGCAATTGACCTGTAATTCCTGCTTGTTGGCCTCTTAATTGCCCTGTAAGTCCGGCCTGTTGGCCTCTTAATCCGGCCTGTTGGCCTGCTGCGCCGGCCCCGATTTGGGATAAAGCACCAAGACGATTAAATTGATTTGCAAAATCCTGTTGGGCAAAACCAATTCCTTGCCGCAACAGTTCACGACGAACATTACCGCCACCAAGACCACCGATAGCCCCTTGCCCACGCAATAAGGCCTGCTGACCTTGTTCTCTCAAAAATGCCTGTCCGGGACTTTCTTCGAATGCTCTAAATGCTGCGGCCTGTGCTGCTGGACCACCGGCACCAGATAAAGCCGCTTGCTGCTGAAATGCCGCCGCGCCTGGTCCTGCAAATGGATCCAATGCCCCAACGCCTTGACCAAAAATCTGACCCGCCCCTGCAATACCTTGACCGATTTGTTGACGAACACCGCCCAGAGCTTGTTGAGTAGTCGCTTGCCCCAATCCCAATCCTTGACCCAAAGCTTGTTGAGCACCGGTAATACCTTGACCAACCTGCTGGCCAACAAGTTGCTGTGTCTGTCCAATATCACCACGGGCCACTTGTGTTCCCTGGGCGATTGCACCAAGTGCACCCTGCAACCCACCCCGAAGGGCTTGTTCTGAACCAATGAGGCCCGTTTGAGGGATATCAACCACTGTGCCGTCTGGCAGAACTGTCATAACCATGTTAAAATTGTCCTAATTGTGGTGGCAAATTCCTACGGCCACCTGATATCAAATCCAATAAATTGGGAGCCGGCGCAACGGGTTGCTGAAATATCTGAGGTATAGCCACATTTGAAAGGGATGGTTGAATTACTGGCGCGATAAGGGTGGGTGTTGGCGTGGCAAACTGAGGGTCGGGAATAGCAATAGATCGCAAATCATTGACGCTGCCCCTATTGACGGGAAGGAAAGAGGTTGGTTCGGGTATAATTTGACCAGCATTCCCAAAATCAGATCGTACTCGGTCTGCTGCCTGTCTTGCTAAAGTATTAGCTGAAAACTGTGATCCACTTGCTATAGGATCAAATAATCCTCCAAAAGCAGATCGCGAACTTCCGTCACCGGGTATCCCAGTTCCACCGGGCAAGCCTGCAATGGGTGGGCTTATCCCGGGCAAGCCTCCACCGGGCGGGGCACCATTAATAGGCGGCTGGATCACTGGCTGATCAGGAATCTGTAAACCGGGAGCTGTTAAACCGCTCAGGAATGATAAATCTGTCTGAATATTTTGAGGGGCAAAAGCAGAAGGATCAACCGGCAAGCCTAGAATAGCATTCTGAATTTGAGAGAAGGTATCGCCCGTTACTTGTTGGGCACCAATATTTCCTTGCTGAAATGCGGCCAATTGCTGAGGAATACCACCACCGAGAACATCCAAAGCTCCTTGAAATCCCTGCGCTCCCAATTGCTGGGCTTGTGGGAAAATACTTAGAATATCTGCCCGTGCCTCAGCTGATCGCTGTTCGATAAATCTTTGAGTTGCCGCATTTGCCGCTTGTTGAGCTTGTTGACTTTGTTGTGATGCACCTGAAACTCCACCGCCAAAAATCGAACTCATTTCAATATCTCCTGCATTTCATCGCGGGTTATTCCCATTATCCACTGATCATGTAATTGACCATTCAGGGCGAAGGATTTGCGTAAAATTCCTTCTTCTTTTAAACCGCATGCAGCAAGAAATCGCTTGACATTAGGGTATACATAAGGAACGAAACAAGCAACCTTTTTGCACCGGTGAATATTTTCCAGCAACCAAGCCATGATCAAATGGCATGATTTAACGCTGTAATCAGATCGGAATTCTTTCAAAATATGGGCATGACCTTGAAGGGTGACGCCATTAATCCAATGGAGCCGATAGAGGCCAATTAGTTTTTCACCAATCACGCAACCCAGATAAATCTCATTCTGAATATCTGGTAAAAATGTGGTTCCATCCCAAGTATCATCAATAATTGTTGGCAAAATATCTTCATGCATCATCACACTGCGAATAATATTGATATCGTATAACTGAACAATTTTCATATTAAAATCCAGCCTTTCGTTTTATCACCGGCAATATCAGCATCACGTTTAATATACAGAATGGCTCCGGTAATTCCCGCGGTATCCATATAAATCTTGGTCTGTAATGCTTCAAAAACACCTTCAGGACTTCCGACACCAGTAGCAATTTGTAAATCTGTCACCTGTTCCATCCATATCAACATTGGAGTGGCGGTCATCCCAACTGAATCAACAATTATTCGATCTTGTTTCGATATCATTTAATATTAGCCTCAAGTTTTATAAATACTTTTTTCACCTTGGCACTCATAGTAAACCGGAAGATTTCAAATCTTCGCGCATTTCCATTTCTTCGCCAAATCTGACGTTTTTTGAATTCGCCAGTTTTACCCATTGATCGTTCACGCCGCGGTGTAAAAGTCTTGCCATCCAGGCTTCTGTCCATGCTAATCATGGGATCCGGATCGGTGCTATTTCCAACGCCGCTTTCTGTGGTCAATTCAATGAAAGGGAATTTGATGTTATCCCCGATGTTTGAAAAGGGAATGGTTGAAAATGTGCTGATAATATTTTGGCCATATTCATCAAGAATATCCAAATCGATTGAACCCACGCGCCCATCAAGATTATCCCCAATGAGGATACGGCCGTAAGCCTTCACAACGCTATTGGCGCGCCACCGGGTTTCCGCGGCAACATCTTCCACAATGTCAAAACTTTTTCTTTCGTGCCATTTCTGGGATTTAAATTCATAAACAATGGTTGTTGTGGGGAGGGTGAAGCCGACAAATTTATCACCGCCTTGCGAATATTCAAACGCAAAAATATCTCCTATTTGCGTTTCAGTTAACGGGGCAAGAAGATCATCAATGGCGTCTGTCGAGATAATATTTATGTTTGATCCATTGTAAGTGTAAATACTTGGATCATCAGTCTTACCCCCGCCAATAAATGCAAATAGACCAGATGTTTTTACCAATGAAAAGGCAGCGAAAACGCCTACACTGATCACACCACCTTCAATTCTGACGAAAGGAAAACCTGGCCCGGTTTGTGCTGCGGCATTGCGAAAAGGCTCAATCGTTTCTGCACCGGCGATAAAGAGAACATTATTCAAAACCACCGGCGCAACAACCCTATCCGGATCAGCCTCAGCACTGCCAAAATCAAGTGCATTATAGGCGAGACCATTATTCAAAGCTGAAATGATGAATTTGTTGGTATCTGTGGTGAAAAGGAAAAAGCCATCGATATAAACCACATGCTGCGGATTACCGTTCGCCTTGAAATCTGTATCGGTAATTTGTTGAAAAGGCGTCCCGGCGTTCTCATCAAAAATAAATCCATCACCACCTGGAACAAGGATGCATAACTGAGTGCCATTCTCCGCCATGCTGACACGCCCTTCACCGGGTATCGTGCCCAGACTGTCAAGAGTGAAACTTTCGGCTCCTGTGCCGCTTATAACCTGAGTGAGTTTGAATAGGGTGGTGCCATTGACAAAATAGGGAATACCGTTCTTTTCAAATGATCCGCGATTAGTTTGAAGGTTTATACCACTGGTTGCCAATTGAACCGAACCTGGCGTACCAAAAAGAACCTCATTCGCCAGGCCTCCACCTTCATTAATATGTACAAAAAGATTGCTGCATTGTTGGGCAGATAAGGGAAGGCTCCGGGAAACATAAAAACCACCTGTCATTGGAAGCTGTGTTTTTGGCATTTTAATTTACCCTCAAACTAGCCTTATTTACCTGCAAATCTATAGCATCGGTATTATTTTCAACAAACAATTCTAAAAAATCTCCAGGAGAAAATTTTATTTGCCACATAATTGCAGTATTTTTTGGATCAGCTGCAGAGACTTCATTTGGAGTGTTTGCATTCGTAACGACAGTACCATTAATTGCAAGATGAATTTTGATATTCTTATTTGCTCCTGAAACTGATTCAATTGTTGCTTGAGCACTAACAGCCAACACCGCATCTTTGACACCATCATATGTGGCCCGGCCACCTGCTGTAAGTGTAAATTGACTATTTCTTTCTGTAATCCAAGTACCAGTTATAAGAACAGGAGTATCAACAGCTGAAATAACAGTTGTTGTCGGTGTATTAAAACTTAACAATGCATCAGGCCGGGTATCTGCGATATCGCTATTTAATGAGAATTGCCATTGCGCATCATCAGACGTAATTCCTGCCAATGCTGTTCCTGCGCCGATCTGCTGGATATTTTGGACTGTGCCCAATGATCCAGCATTGATATTTCCTGATGATGCAAGGCCGGATAACATGGTCGCGCCACCGGTAGGGACAAATACTGAATTGACATATGAAAAAGCATTGAAAGTCGCCGTTCCAAGATCAAATAAAGTCCCCCCCGCAATATTGATAAGGTTTTCAACACAGAAAAATGAGCCGTGCGTACCCGTAAACAAGAAACCATCTGTCGCGATTGGACCTGTGGTGACGTTTCTTATAATCGTGCCGAGCAAGTCCTTTAGGATTCCTAGGGTTTTCGCTTCTGAAATCCCAATATTTTTCATTATCAGAAGACCTGTGCCGGCACCGTCAATATTACTAAAAGCACCATTTGCGAATGACAAATCAATTTGTGAAAATACATTGGTTCCGCCAACTGCCGTGAACATGTCACCTGTCCCGGTATAAGTCAGCTTGATAAGTGTGCTATCCGCCCCCGAAAAGACGTTGTTATTCAGAATAAAACGGTCGGTTCCAACACTGACATCATCCACGAATAAATAATGCGTATTTGCTGCCAGGGTGATCACTCCCGCTGCCGGGGTAGGGAGATCGGACTTTTGAGCAACCACTACCGTTTTGGTGGAAGCAGGGGCTGTGGTTGAGGCTATTTGAATTTGACCGGGTACTGCAGAGATATTAATTCCCGTGCCTGCTATCAATGATCGGAAAATAGCGGCAGATGCATCCGGATCGTCAACAAGGGCAGTTCCAACCTCATTGAATGTAAAATCTGTGGCGATTTCAAGGCTATTCTGTGCGTCAATCAATGCGGCTATACCAAAGCCCGGGGCAATGTTCCGAATGCCCTTCACGGAGCCCTGATCGTCCAGCACAGGAACATCCCCAGCATCACCGACTTGGATAATTGATCCTGTGACGCCCAAAGCCGTGAGAAGATCAGCGACGGATATTTTGATATTATGTCCCGCAGATACAAAATCAAAGAATGCATCAGCAGGGATTATTGCTTGGGCAGGAAAATTTGATTTCCTTACGCCTTGGCTTCGTATCCTGGCCCCTTTGTTTGCGTCTCCGGCTGTATGGCTCATGTGCTTTCCTCTGTACCTTCTTCCAATCCGATGGCCCCGGTTGTTTCAGCCAATATCTCAGCCTCAAGGTCGGGAAAAAATCTACGTGTTGCTCCAAAACCGTTATGTTCGTTCCCTGATCCAACAGGGAGGGTTGACGGAAAAGAGGAAGTGGTAATGTTTACCCCTAACTCTCTCATGGCATCAAGACCCTCTTTAGCCATTCTGACAAGGCCAGGCGTGATTTCTCCATCATATTCGGGGGCAATATCAATAGCCACATTTGCAATCAGGCCACGCAAGGCCCCGGTCGGGATGGTGATATTATCTGATAGATTGGTTACCTCGGTATAGCCAAGCCTGATACCTTTTGCATCCAGAGCAAGCATGTAATTGTTCATGCTAAAAATAGCATCTGAAAACTCATCAGGCTCGAAATCTGCTTCCGATGCCTGAACGAGTATCTTTTGCAATATTGATTTGAGAACTTGCGCCGCGGTGGCCATTATTCAGCCACCTTTTTTGGTTTTCTGCCGAGTTTCTTTTTCCAATTAAGGCTTTTGGCATATTTAACCGTTGCCTCGTTATCGTTTATATTGATTTCTTTACCGTTCGGTTTAATCCAAATTGTCATAACTAACCTCATAAATTTTGGTGGATGGAGGGACCGAAGCCCCTCCTGATTAGATGGTCGTTATGGAGTACCGAAACCTTGGCCAGCAAAGAACGGATTGAGTGCGCCATAGGCAGGCCGGAAATCAAATCGGATTGTCTGCTTGTTCGCATCACCATCAGAATACCGTGACACACGAAACTGCAAACCGTCTTTTGTGGTTGCAATCGTATCTGTCGCGAACAGTCTCTTGAGGGGAACCGAGGTAATGCTGAATGCTTCAGGATGCCAAAACAGATTTGGTTGTTTGACCGTGGACGCAGCACCAAGGATAGTGACAACATCACCCATGACCGGCGCGGTATCAACGGTATTATAAGCACCAGGACTTTCAAAGATAGCGGGGCCAGTAACAGTGATTAGACCGGCACCAAGAGCCAATGTAACATCAGCGGTAACGGTTCCGGTCCAAACAATCGGTGACCCGGTCGCATCCAACACAAGATCACGAGTTGAAAGATTTAGGCGATTACGTCCAGTAATTTGAACCTGTTCACCTGCCTTGATTGGCAAGTCTGCGTCAAATCCAGTAAGAGAAAGTACCTGGGTCATGGTATCTTTAGCAGCAATATACGTTACAATAGGACTTGCAAGCAGAGTTCCGGCACGGTCGGCACCGGCACCGGAAGTATATGTTGGAAGGGTTGTTGCCGTTTTAACGCTAAATCCTGCAAAGTTTTCTTTCACGGTTGCGTCTGCATTGGCATCAGAAAAACCAACATCATTGCCCAAAGACCGCTGTTCATTTGCAAGCTTCACTTGGGAGAATGGATTTAGAAGGTACATCCATTTTTTATTCATTGGCACACCGGTGCTTTGCATAAGAGCCCCGGCATTGGCAACTTCTTGCCAACTATCAACGCCCTCACCAACCGTACCAGATAGCAATGCAGTGTTTTTAACAGCAAACGCCGCGAAGTCGGTTTCGAGATCGACAACCATGCGCCGTGCAGCATCATCCCAAAAGCGGTCAGAATCGGTGCCCATTTTGAGGGCTTGATCCGCTTCATCGAAATCAATGGGAATTGTAATATAGTTTTGAACTGTGGCGGTTGCTTTACCGGTTATGATGTCGCGCTTAGTGCCGGTAATGTCACCGTCAGAAGTACGAATAGTTTGATAATCGGTAGGACGTTTAATATCTACATTGTCACCAGAGTTGGGGTCGAATGACCCTGCGAATAATTGAGTATCAACATTTTTTGAAATCACCCGCTGACTCTCGAAGGATGCGAGAACCTTCATCATTACCTTGCGGGTAAAGTTACTGTCAAAAGAATTGGCCATTTTATCACCTTATGAAAAAGTGACCCCTTTAAGCCTTGGATCTGTCTTCTCAGGCACACCCTTGCCATCATCCATATCGAGCGGATGCGGGGCCGTGGTTGTTTTTTTGATGCCTGCAAGTTTGGGTTTGATCTCATTCGCAATATAGATGCCTGCCTGGATATCATCCATTGATCTGATTTTATCTAATTCCAGCATATTTGTTGCCAGAAAATTGATGATCAAAGGACCTTGTGCGTCTGAAACCAAATGATCTTGGATGCCCTGAGCAAGTCCAGATTGACTAACCATCGCGGCGTCTTTCTGCATTTGCTCGGATTTAATTCCAAAGGTTTCAGCCGTTTTTGCATATCCTACAATTGCCTCTTGTTGCTTTTGAACAGTTTCCTGCGCTTGCTGTTGAGCTTGACGTTGCAGTTGGGAATTTTCCCACGATATCTGCTGATCAAACTCGGCACGTTGCTTAATCGCCTCGTCCCGTTTGTCTTGTGCAGCTTTTAATCCATCTGGATCGCTATAGAAGTCATCAAGGTTTGGCGTATCAGGAATTTCAGGGGCTTGAGCCTGGGGCAGTTGCGCTTTTGCTTCGGCCAATTGTCTTTGAAGATCATCACGCTCTTGAGTAACTGCGTGAGTTTTTGCAACCTTCTTGTTAATTGTCTTATCAAAAATCGCTTGCTGTTCAGGGGTAAAAGTGACCCGTTCTTCCTGAGAACCTTCTTCAGTCGGGGCGTTGTCTGCGCCTATCTGATCTTGGCTCTGTTCTTCCGTGGCCTGGTCGGAAATTTGAATACCATCGGTATTCTCTGTCGGCGCGTTCTGGATATCATCCATAGCTTAAAACCCTTTTTTAGGTGAATTGCCGGGCTTCCTGCCCGTGAGGTGTAATTCAGAATTATCAAATTAAATAATTAAAATCAAGTTTATTCGCTCAAGTTTGATTTTGAGCATCGATAACTTCTCGCGTCTGCCCAATGAATGAGGCAACGTTTCCAGGTCCTTGGATGGGGGAAACCGCAATAGCATCTGCCAGCGTTTTCATTGTGTTTGCTTGGGTATTTAGGTTGTCAATAGCATCATTTGCAAACTGATTTTGTTGATCTCGCAAGGCAATCAATTGATCAAATTCTTGTTTCTGTGTTGCCTGATCAAGTTTTGCAATTTTTTCTGAAAATTCTATATTTCTCTGTTGGGCGTCAAGCTCAATTTTTCTCTGAGCCAATTGAAGCTTTTGAACATCAAGAGCAATTCTATTTTGGGCTTTCTGATTTTCAAGCTGAACCTTCTGCAAATCAACCTGAACCTTTTGAGCCTGGGCATCAGCCTTGGTTTGTTCAGCCTGCGCCTTGGCCTGTTCGGCTTGGGCAAGCAATATGGCTGCGTCTGGCTGTTGTGGTTGCTGTGCGGCTATCTCTGCTGCCTGTTGCTCTTCCTCGGTCATTTGATCAACGGGAATGACGCCAGCATTCAACAACTGCTGTCTCGATCTTTCAGCTATTTTATCCATGCCCGGCGCGTCAATATTGGATAAAAAGACATCACTGCCTATTTGCATTACTGTAGGATCGACGGCGGCAACCCGTAGGATAGCCTCAACCGTTTCATCCTGTCGGCTGCTGAACGATGGACCAGCCGTGCATGTGGTGATAAATTTACCGAGAGACATATCATTCAAAACAACCGGATCGCCTGTTTGCTCATCTACTATTGCTTGGTTAAGAACCTTTGTTTCGCCAGACCCATCGATACTAAGAATTTGCTGCTGTCTTTCAACATCATAGACCTTTGAGAAGGCTTCGTCCATGATAGTCGCCGTCCGACATATTGCTATTTCCAGAGCCGAAATATATCCCGCTGTCATGTTGTTGGTTTTGTCCTGAAGTCGTTGGATAGCAATGCCAGATTGCAGGCCCGGATTGTCTCCCATACCCGCCGCAAATATGCCCGCCGTTGACTGCATCATGGCCCGCATATTCTCGGTGATAATTCGAAGGCCGGGATTGATCTTGGCTCCTCCTGTCATGAATGGTGGCGGCACTCCGTCAACATGAGTGTAGGTTTGGACAGGATCAGTATTGGTGTTGAGCGTAGCAAGTGTGGCCGTGTTGCCCTCAGACTGCTCTTTAGTCATCCAAGCCTTATCACGGGGAGCAAGTGCGCCCTCTTCGATCTCTCTGGATTGAGAATAATTCAGCACCCTTTGCGAATCCTTCAGTTTACGAACAACGCCGCGGTAAAGAAATTTGTTACCAAGAACCTGATAATTTCCATAGACCGGGATAAGGGGGATGCTTGAGAAGACGGTCTCTTGCTCCTTTCCTATCCAGCCCTCGCCATCAAACTTCCGCATGAAGAAAGTGCTTACCTTGATTTTACGTCTATCGACAATGGTTTCACCACCATCGGCTAATTCATCTTCAACCTTCTTAAAATCTTCATCATTCAAAACTGCGCGGCCTAAGCTTGTTTTGAGCAATTCTTTGGTGACCAGTTTTCTGAAAAAGAAATGCCCAACAATCACGCTCTCAGTTTTGTTGTTATGGTGATTACGATGACTGTGATGAAGCCCTTGATCTACGCTTTTGCCGGTCCTATCGGGGTTTTTCTCTTTGAATTGTTCTAATGGTATAGCAGATAACAGCCAACCATGATCAGAATCGGATCTGTCTTGCTCTTGCGCACCAACGTCAAACCATACGCGCTGCAACGAATTATGGATCGTCTTGATAATTAGATCCAAGTCAAATGATTTCTCTGTCAAGTGCGTGGTTTCCACCATCCAATGGTCCGCACCACTCACAATCACATTTCGCGCGGCCATTGCATAAATATGCTGTGCGCGGGATACGTTCTCGATATTGCGGGTTAGGCCAGCTCTGATCTCAGCTAGGTCTTTCGTTGCGCCGCTACCCGCAGGCTTAATGGAGATGTCAAAGTTCAAGCGATCGATATGTCCTGAAATCTGGTCAACGATCGGCGATGTCTGATCAAATGTATATCGTGGCTTATCCGCAAACGAATTAAATACCGACTGCTCCCATTGGCCGTTCACATCAGTGACAAATTCATGATCTTCTTGAGATAACTCTCTATTGTCTCTCTCAGCATCTTGAGCCTGTTCAAGAAGTTTAATGACTAAATTATAATCCGAATAATCGGGCATCGGCTACCATCCTTTGAATTTTATATCTGGAATATTTGTCTTTTCCGGAGGAATGAACATCAACATCATGCAGCTATCACCCTCATTTGGTGAGGAAATGCCCTGTTTTTTCATTTCGTCTTTACTCATGATTTGTTCTAATCCCTGGGAGTTTGGCTTGCGCGGTATCCGGCATAACTGCGATCTGAGGGAGACGATATCATCAATTCCCTCAGAATTCAAACTGATCATATCTTCGGGATCAATATATTTGCCTTTAATGCGGCATTTGTAAATGTTATGGAACCGCCTGGCAAGCTCAACATAATACTGGGCGCGGTTGTTTTTAAAGGTGTCTGCATAGGTCTTTGGCTTGCTTATTGCGTCATCGCCAGACATGGGATTATATATGCTTGTGGCGTTGTCTTGGGCCTTTCCGGATAGGCTACCACGGAACATGTGATACTTGGTTGATGTACCCTTGAAAGCGTCCGAGACTTGCCGCTTAAGCCCGGTCCCCATACCGTCACCATCCCAGACAAACCAATCTGCATCGGCCTTACGTGCATGACCAGTGGCCCAATCACACACTTCGTCAATCTCACCAGTGGTTTTGGATCTGACCTGTTGAATGATGCTCCCATGACGCACAGCAAAACCGCCGGCGTCCCCGCCATCGTCAAACGGGTCATGGGCTGCGATGATGGCCCCGAGAGGCTCAAACATAGATTTAAGTTTTGGATCAAGGTGAGCATCAATAGCAGCATCAAACCATTCAGGCATGATGATCGAATTCTCCACGGTATCATTAAACTTTCCCTCCCAAATATGATCATATAAGGCCCGAACCATCGTTTCGTAATCATATTGTCTGATTTGTTCTTGTGCCTCATTCCACCATGGATTATCACGCCAATTGACTACGATAATCATGTGGAGATCGTCCTCATAGTATCCGTCACGAAGTAACTCTTTCCAAAATGGGATAAGAAATCTTTGGCTAAACGGATCGCCACTTGAATGAGGGTTAGCCACGAACCAGCACTCCCGACCCGGCTCACGCAAGATCGTTGGAATGAGCTTTTCCAAGCTGTCCTTTGACGCGGTTTGGGCTTCCTCAAATATCGCATATTTATAACCGGTCATGGATTTAACGCTGTTGGGATCCCGGTTTGCCCCCTTGTAGGTCGTATAAGCTCCATTTGGTGCAACGATACTAGAGGCTTGCAATTGCCAACCACTGAGGCCTATGCGCTCCTCAACACTCTGTTTCATCTCGTTATGGATACTGTCTTGGATGGTGTTCTGATATTCACGAAGGCAAAGGATGTTCTCACCTTCGATATTCATTTTTAGGCCGGTCATGATATCACAAACCGCAACGCTCTTCCCGCTCCCCCTGCCGCCGATAATCACTTTGATCGGCTTATGTTTGGTAACAAGTCTTTTGAATTTGGAATTGATATTGAGATTAATCGTCATCTTTTTGATCAAGCTGTGTGACGAATCTAGCCGCTACACCGGCCACGTAGCCAGGCAGAACACTTCTTCCGATGATACGTTGCGGATCATGATAATCCGAAAACCAAGTTCCATCCTTATCCCACGCAATCATATAAAATCCAACGTTCGCCGCTGATATGCTGAGAACCTTTGCGGAGGCAATCATTCTTTTCCGGCAAAGTTTCCGGCGGCGTTGCTCAAGAGTGTTCTTGTGAACTGATAGGGAAATTGGTTTGACCATGGGAACAATCTTTCTTTTTGTTGGGTAGATTTAATTCCTTCTCAACCAAATCTACTATCTGACGGGCCTTTGCAATGCTGAATGCTTCGCGGTATGAGATACCCTTTTTCCGGCCTCCTTGTATGAAAAGGTCAAGGATTTTAAACGCTATTTCTGTCTTCCGGTTCATTTTGCTTTTCCTCAAACTCTTTCAATGCTTTTTCAGATACCAAATGGGTTATGCCATCAGCACACTTAACAACCAAAATATCATTTTTCACCTCCATACTGACAACTTCGGCGGAAAATTCATAAACTTTCTTTGAAAATTAATACTTATCTATCGTTGGATGCTTATCAACCATCTTGTCACCTCACTTGATATGAACGGGCCTAGCTCCATCATCGAACATTCTTAAAATCGTCTCGATATAGCCAGGGATGGTGTTCTCCCCACTCTCCCATCGTCGAACCTCTCGCCCCATATGTTTGGCGCGTGGGTTCATCCAGAAGGCTATCTCCCGTTGTGTGAGGCCTAGCTTCTTTCGGATTGTTTTTAATTCTTGTGAGGTCATTTTTCAATCCTCAATTCGCTTACTTGCGAAATAGGCCGAACCGTTGGACCTTCACCAGTGCAACAGTAAAAGTTACCATTCACAATATAGCCGCCTCTCGTGATTGAACCAACAAGGGCGGATGCCTCTAGTGTGCTGGAACCTCGAACGATCTTTGTATATTCAGTGATAGTCATAATATCTCTCCCTTATGCCATTAATTTATTAGCTATTATCATTGTGCCAGCATCTACCACTTGACGGGCGGCATCAACCAGAAAGGGCCAATTTGCTTGAACCTGAGTTTGTACCTCTTTCAAGGTCATTTCGCCATGCAGGCTATTCAGTTCCTTTGCATACGCCTTTGCTACAAGTGGCAAAGCTTCGTCAAACATTATTTCTGATATTATTGCTTTAGTCATCTTATCTTCCTTTGTGCTGTGGGCCGATGCCCTGTTGATAAATCTAATATAGGGGTCTTTCCCCTTTAAGTCAACACCCATTTTATTTATTTTGTCACCGCATCCACAAAGGTCACCGTCATCTTGGTTTCAATTGGCGCATCATCCGGGCCAGAGATTTGCGTCTTCCTGGGAACATTATGGCCTAGCATGTCAGAGATTTGTTTTATCGCGCCGTGGCTGTCGTAAAGCTCAAGCTTGGGTTCTCCCTTGCCGAGGGTAATCGACTTGATGCATTTGACGATATCCCGGGGAATAGTACTCAGATCCTTTACTTTCCAGACGTGTTTGCCGTTTTCATCCTCCACCAGGTCGCAAATATCGGTGATTGAAATCTCTGCTGAGGCGGTAAGGATCTCAAGGCTTCGTTGCTTGGTTAGAACGGCTCCGGAGGCCGCTGAGTGTATCAAACTATCCTTGAAGGCCCTCACCTTGGGGTGGGCTAAGATTTCGCTTGCACTAGCGTCTATGTTATTTTCAGATTTAGCCTTGCCACCGGCTTTGATGTAGGCTTCTCGCTGGCTCATGCTTCCAGTCACCAAATTAATCACTAATTTTTTCTGCAACATAGTCAGTTGCTTTGCGAGTGATTTCTGTTCTGAGGTGAGATTTGCCATGTCTGAGCTATATCACGAATTAGATGGAATTTGCAAATCGAAATGTTTGAGGGCGGAATATTCCTTGAGAAATTCCTGATCCAACTCGCGCCGGCATTTGGCGTATTGTTGGGCCGCTTCCTGAAAATGGGGCCGGGGAATTTTAGGATCAACATGCTCCCAGGATTTTCTTAAATTGGTTTCGTAATCGATTTGGATTTGATCGTAATCGGTCATTATGCTGCCTCAATATTTTTGCGTGTGATATTCAAATTGTTTTAGTTTCTATCTTCTTCAAAATGACCTGTGTAATCGTTTAATTTAACATTGATAGATCCTGGCTTACCCATTGGGCCATGGCGTTTAATTTTTGCTATTCTGATTTCGCTCAACGCACTCGTTACGTCATCCCGCCATACAATTACACCATAATCCGCTTTGTTCGCCCAATTAGCTGAACCTGATATGCTGTAAAGATTAGGGCATTCAACCTTACCGTAATTGGGTTTGGTGGGGTGAGCCACAACGATAACTAGGATATGGTATTGTCTGGCAAGCTTTTTTAACACACGAATAGCGCGTCCTGTGTATTCTGTTTCTGTTTCGTCACGATTTCTTTTATGTTCAATCTCATTCCAAGGATCAAGCAATAAGACTTTGCACCCATGTCGGATAATCGCTATTTCAGCCAATTCAACCAACTTTTCAAGGGATAGCTCTAAATCTGAGTCCATGGTATTGTTAGTGACAAACACAAAATGGTCTTGATAGAATTTTTTAGCCTTAACTGGCTCATGATCTGCCACATCCTTCATCGGTCTACGGAGAATCCGGCGAATAGAATTTTCTTCATACTCCTCGTTGTCGATTTCTGTAGAGCAGACACATATCTTCCAATCGTGCTTTTTTGCCAAGTTCAATATCAAATTATCCGCCCACTCAGATTTTCCATGCCCTGGTATTCCAGTAACCACCATGAACTTACCTAACAATATTTTAATGTGTTCATCATGGCTCCAGCCCATGCCAGTCGAATACGCTTTTTTTAGAACTGCCGGAATAATCGGGAACTCATCTGGTTTGTATAAACCAACAACAGGATAATCCTTAGCCTTGAGAATAATCTGCAACACTGACTGCTTACCAAACTTAGCCAGAACATCGCTTAGAGACTTGTAGCCCTCTGGGTATTCAATAAACTTACATCTTTCCGGCCTAAGTCTTTTTTGAATTTCGTGGTTTAATGTTTGGCCCGACTCTTCATTATTGCCAGATAGAATAAATGTTTTTACTTTGCCTATCAAAGGCTCGTTGTTCCAGTGGAATATCTGGTCTTGATATACCTGACCTTGATATAGCTTCACTGGCAAGGAAACCACCCAAGGATAACCGGATCGTTTCAAGGCCAAAGTATCTTCTGGCGTTTCCGTGATCACTAAAGGCTTCTCGTCTTCTATCGCCGCAACAAGACCAGACCAGTTCCAAAAAGTATAATCTTCTACTGGATCTTTCATAACATCCACCCTGGTTTTTTTGAATTACCGTTCAGCTTGTTAAATTCAATTGCATTGCAGTACCATGTCTTCCATGCTGCCGACCAATCAGCCATCATTGACCCTTTAGCCACATGATGAGCCGAGAACTTATCTGCCTGAAAATTAGCGTTCAAATCTGACCGCCCATGTTTACGCCAATAAGCCTCCGCCAAGTCTCGCCATTCGACAGATAATTCCCAATCTTCCGGTATTTTTGATTTGCGTTTTAAAGGTTTATTTTTTGGGGGTGATTTTTTGGTAGTTATATCTTGGTTATCTTGGTTATCTTGGTTTGTTTTGTCCCGCGTCTGTCCCGCGTCTGTCCCATTTGTGTCCCATTTGTGTCCCACATCTGTCCCAAAATCATAATCAACATCTTGATATTTTGAATAATTACATATAGTTATGATGTTTTGCACTGTCCCGCTTTTGACCATCACCCTGTCCGCTTTTGTCATTAAATCAAGGAAACGGTCAACTTTATTCTTATTCCATTTCCACGCTTCCGCCAAATAACGTAAACTGGCTGTTAACTGACCACGCTTAAGATTTATTACGTTCGTTCCTATTCTGAAAGGCCTGTCTTTCCACGATGCGTTTTCTATTAAATAAAGGAACGCTTCGCGCTCTGTGTATGGTTGGGGTAAAAATATATCATCATCCATCCAACCGCGTACCATTAGGTAAAAATCTTTACTCATTTCCGTCCTCAACAAACGCTTCCATAAACCTAACCCATGCACGACGAGCTATAAGCCCATCTTCTAGGTTAAGAGTTTTCTGAGCTGTCTTGGATTTTTTGACATAATCGTCCCATAGGGCTGATTCTGTACTCTTTGGGGTCGGAATTTGGGTAATTTTATTCATAAACTTTCCTATGTTGCTTTCCTGGAAATTAATGTGGCGGGTCTAGGAAAGCGAAAACCTGATAAGGGATCAATCAAATCATTTTATCGCCACGGAAACATAATACACCTTTTAAATAAATATTCAAGAACCATCCTTCGCCAGGCCAACAGATTGCGCCTTGCTATAAATAGCTTCGATAGAATACAGCATACCGTGAAGGAAATATAATCTTCCGCGCATTTGCTGAGTTGTGATGTTGCTGTAATGGTCACAAAGATATTTTGTTGCTTCTGGGCTCCATATTTTTTTCATTTCTTCTCCATGATTATCTTCAAAAAAATAAAAAAAGGCAAAACAGATAATAAAAACAATTCTGCCTTGCCCTTGAGTTTAGATCACAGAAAAGCTACATGTGATCAGGGATAAACTGGTTCTTTGCCCAATAATGGGCGGTTAAAATTAATGCGAGAGGCTTCCACTCTCTGCGATAATTCCAACATATCTTGTATGTCCGTGAACTTTTCTCTTCTGGTCTAAACAGGCTATCGCCGAATGCACCAGCAAGCCGTTGTCTCTTTCAACTATGATGCGGCCATCACCAATTCGGGCGTTTAAGTTGATTCTAATTCGCTATAATAATAATATCGATAAGTACAATCAAAACCATCTTCTTGAGTTCCAATGCAATTGCCTTCTTTTATGCTATCTATACACAAAGGATTACTCGCACCGTCCCTGGTTTTTACGCAAAGATCACCTACTTTTGCCCCTGCATATTCTTCTTCCTCGTCAATCGTTTTCACAATCCACCAGCCACGTGGTCTGTTGCCTATGCGATCTGGGTTAATTCCAAATTTTGTTTGTATTTCTTCTAGTGTTGGCTTTTCCATATTCTTTCTCCTTAGCCCTCAAATGTTTATGTTAATCGTGTTCTGCTGTTTGCCAATCACCTAAAAGCATAAGCTCAGTGATTAATTGTTTTTGAAATTCACGGGCTTCTTTCTCGTCTAGGTGGATAGTAGTATTGCAGTTGCCTGTTTCCAGACGAACAATCAAATCCTTGCTGGCGTAAGAAGCTACAATTTGAATTCGGGTGTGGTTCATGGCCGTTCCTTTCGGGCGTTAAAGTTTAAATTCAGGAACTAAGTCAAGTGGGTGTTCTGGCCCCCCAACAGACTGCACATAAAAATTGCCATCAGGGTAATAATCATGTGTGCTTTCAGTTCCATTCTCGTTCATAATTAAGGCGACTAACGACCGGCCATTTTTACGATTAATGCAAACAATTCTTGCCGGTCTACCATCCCTTGTTTTTATAAAATCATTCATTCTCATTACGCTATCCTTTGTTTCGGGCGTTTGTGTGTAATTTTAAAATGGTAAATATTCTTCCATTTCATCCATTTGTATTTTAGTTTTTTTTTCATCAGATAATCCGCTGAATTTGCAAAATTCATCATGCTCTTTAATATGTGAAATGTATTCGCAGAAATCCTTAACAGGACAGAAAGAATGTAAATCACCATCCACCTTATGTATGCGTGACATTGGTATGTTACAGAACCCTCTGTTCTTGGCATCAAAAAGATATTCACCACACAAAGATTCACTGTCAGGAACACAATAAAGATGATACTTCAATCCCCGTGGTGTCTTTCTTATAATAACGCCATTAAATCTAATATATTCCCCTTCGCCGTACTCATCCTCATAAGCAGAAGTAGACATTAAAGTAGAGAAAGTAACTGGCTGACCAGCTTCAAAAATCTCAACCTTTAAATCACACCTTATCTTGTATGAAGTAAGGCCCAGGCCCTTAACAGCGCTCTTGGTGGTGTCTTGCTTTTCACAAGAGCCTGTAAGCTTGCATGTTCTACATGTTAATAGCATTGCTTATCCTTTCGGGCATTTGTTGTTAATCTCCTCTTTTCTACACTAACGTTGTTGACATGTCAATACACTAATGCTATAAACTTCTCATAAACTGATGATTTCAAAATACACATAATAAGGAATTGAAACGTGAATGTAGGTACAAAAGTAGGTTATGCAAGGACTTCAAGGGAAGATCAATGCCTTGATTTGCAGCTTAACGCATTAAAAAAAGAAGGGGTTGAAGACAAGCATGTTTTTCACGAACAATTATCTGCCTCGGCTAAAAAGAGGCCTCAATACGAACTAGCATTAAAGCGGTGTCGCAGCGGTGATATTTTAGTTGTGTGGAAGCTGGACAGGTTGGGCCGATCATTGAAGCACCTTATTAAAGTCGTCGCGGATTTGGAGGAAAGGGGTGTCCAGGTGGTCAGTATCACTGAGAGAATTGATACCACCACCCCCATGGGAAAACTTTTCTTTCACCTAATGGCTTCAATAGCCCAATTTGAGGCGGATTTAATCAGTGAGCGCACGAAAGCTGGTCAGGCGGCAGGAAGGGAGCGCGGGACCTATAAAACACGCCCTGTGACCTTTACAGAGACGCAGTGGAACACAATGGTTATTGCTTTTGAAGATGATGACAGGTTGGGCATATCAGCAGTCGCGCACAAGGCCGGCCTTAAATATGCAACGGTTTCCCGATACTGGGAAGAAATCAAGGGGGCTATGAGCTTTCATGACCGGTTCCCGTACGAGAAGGATAGAAAGAAATGAGCGTGAGCAAGAAACAGCGTCAAGAGGTCTTTGATAAATCGGGCGGTTATTGCTGGTATTGCGGGGATGATTTGCCAGATCGGTGGCATGTTGATCATGTAATTCCGGTAATTAGAAATTATGGTGGGAGTATTGACCCAGTGAATATGCATCTTCACAATGTGGGTAATATGGTTCCAGCCTGTCCACCATGCAATCTTTTCAAATCATCCAACAGCTTAGAACAGTTTAGAAAAATGATTGAAAGACTAGCTGATTTCATGCGTGAATATTCAGTTAAATTTAGGAACGCTGAAAGATTTGGCATGATAGAAGACCGAAGAGATCCAGTAGAATTTTGGTTCGAAAAGAAAGGTAATTTGAAATGACACAAACGAGCGACTGGACACATCAAACCCCCAAAAAAGTTGGTTTCTATTGGTGTAGGTTTGAAAAGAGAATACGAATGGTTAAAGTCTGGAAACAGAGTACAGGCGCAGAACTTTACACAAATGAAGATGGTGGAGCAAGCCTTGATGATAATATGTACTTAGGTGTTCTGTGGAATGGGCCAATCAGCCCACCGGAGTTATCCAAATGACCGTAAACGATGCCATAGAAGTAAGGACTGAAGACCTTAAGCCATGCCCGTTTTGTGGGTGTGCAGCGGAACTGCGACAGGGCATTGTTTACGCATCTGTTATATGCACTTGCTGCGACGCAAAGTCGGCTACTTGTGACGGGATTAATTATGTGGGCAAGGCCCGCGATGTATGGAACGGAAGGCAAGACAAATGAGCGAATGGCAGCCAATTGAAACCGCACCCAAAGATGGAACGGAAATTTTAGTGTCCAGACTTTATCAAACAGGTAAAAGAAAACGCGTACCCGAAATATGTTATTGGCATGAGACAATAGAAGAAGACAAATACGATAAAAAATATTGGTGTGTTGGTGGTGATTATTATGGGATAAAATGGCTTGCCCCTAATCCTACCCATTGGATGCCACTTCCAGAACCACCCAAAGAATTGGAAAATTAACATGAGCCTCGGCATCACCCCTCATTTCAATGGAATGCCAATATTCATCAGTCCCAATTGTTTGGGCGATGGCCATGAGAGGCTGTTCCCTGAAAGCAGGCACCGTAGCAAACGCATTCATAAGAAGTTAATCAAACGGTTTGGAACTGAATTTAAACAAATCCCTTGTATCTACAAGACCGAACAGGGTTTTCATATGCATCCCCGAAAATATGAGGAATTTTTAAGAGAATTGCAAAATAGGAGTACACACTAATGAGCATGATGATTAAAATCGCAAACCTCGAAATTGAGAATAAATCTTTGCGTCAGGCATTAAATCGCCAAACTGAAAATATGGCTTTCGTTCTTAATCATATTGAATGTCAAGATTGGTATGGAAAATTTGCAGTTGATCTTGATGAAGACAGGGAGTTATTGGAATGACACAGATGAGCCCTTACACCGTTCGAAGCATTACGGACCCAAAAATCAAAGTATTACGAAAAGTTCTAAAGTCTTTGCGAAAAGAAACGAATGCAAAATTGAAAAACTTTAACGTCCAAGAAAGGACCGAACAATGAGTGTAGAAATGATATCAGGGATCTATTTCGTTGGTTCTATTATATGGTATTTAGCGTCATATATACTTGCCGAGGACAGAAACCTATCAACAGAAGAAAGGTTTTTGCTTATTAAGGTCAGTGCTATTTGGCCATTGGTTTTACTAGCAGCGGCACTGGAAACATGGGTAGATATTTTTTCAATAAGAGGTAATTAAAATGAGCGGGAAACCACATATTCCTCGGCCACAACACATTATAAAACGATACTCTGTGATTAATAAAAGAAAACTATCTGATGAAGAAAAGCGCGGAATAAAAATAGCTTATGATGATATTCAGCTTTGGATTGATGAATGCAACATAAAATTGGAGTTACACTAATGAGCGAGAAATATAAAATTGGCAACACATTCACCCATGTCAAGGTTCAGATTGATGAAGACATGCAGATCACAAAAACCAGTTCCGATAGACTTAAAGTTATTGGAGTAAGTGAGCATTTTGTATGCCTGAATAACAATTACTTTGATAAGTTGACCACCAGCAACACATTCAGGTTTTGTTATAGCAAGCCTGAAGAGGTCAGTATAGGGGAACACTCTAGCGACTTTGATGTAAAACTCTTTGGTAAATTTACAGTGTCCATATACAGCCAGATGTCAATCAAGCGAATTGAGAATAAAATTAACAGAGAATTTAATAAATGGCTCACTGAAAAAGTCGGCATATATGCAACGGCAAAAAATATAAAAATTGAATTGGAATATTAAGATGAGCGAGAAAATCATAAACCTTGAAGGTGTTTTGTATCAACACGGTGAAGGAACAATCCAAGGAGGGGGTTTCGTAAGGCCAAACGAAAACAAACAAGAAGAATTTCATGAACATTGGGAGGATGATTTACACGCCGCTCGGGGATGTTTCGGCTGGCCTTTGATTGCCGGGTGTGCAATCACTGCTTTGGCGGTCTGGTGGGGGTTATTTTAAACATAGCTCTCCTACCCGTGAACACCGATAAGCTTGTTATCACACGGTTGGATGCTTGCTACTTTAAACTATTCTTTATCTGACCGCTCGTTTCGTGAGCCACTCGCCGACACCACCTTCATCTTGGCCGTGGTCGCCATAATATCGTATAGTTTGGTCAGTGTATCTCTTCGGATGCAAGTCCTTAGAGGGGCCGGGTCTACCCGAATAGTAAATAATTAGTTTAAGCCCAATTAAAATGGCATTCGGAAGGATTTTTAAAGATTTATCTTGAGAAAGGGTTTTGTCACGTTATAATGGGCTACTTTCTTTCAATGCCTGCCGTGGAAACCTTTACCGAGACTAACCATGGCGGGCATTTTCTATTCTAATGATGTTTCTGTTTTTAATCAAGAATGTTATTCACCATTTAATATTTTGTCTTCAATCCATTGTGATGTTTGCTCTTGTTTATTAACAGGCTCATGCTGAGCCCTATCTAATGCCCTCCATGCTTGGGCATGTGTATCATATTCTTGTATGACTTCATCATCGTCACACAATAAATGCTTTCCAGATTCTATTGATTTAATGTTTAACAATGCCAACACTCCATTTTTTAATACTGTTCGCCATATTAATCTGACTTAAATTTCTGAGATATGCACAGAGCATCCCACCGTTTCATCATCCCAGGAAATTTTCACGCTCCGGACAAATTCCTTTTTGTCGTCTATCAACACCCCATTTCTAACCAGGGCATCCTCAACACATTTTATTAGATTTGAAATGTCTGAATTTTTCCGTCCGCCGCCGCACCGAATATCCAAATCCACCCGCTCGGTGAATCTTTTAAGGGTCTGCTGGGCAAGCATGG